GGCATGGCGAGTCGCGGGGGGCCAAAAGATTTGGACCCCATAGGGGGTTATGCGGATGGGTCGGATAGTAGACCTGGATGAGCCGGCCACGCAATCGGGGTTCGGTGGAATCGTCGGGATCAGCCAGCCGGCAGTGAGCGATGCGGTCTCGCGCGGCGTCCTCGTTGCCGGTGGCACCTATGCCGAGTGGCTGCTTGCCTACAGCGCGCACATGCGCGAGCAGGCTGCCGGCCGGGGTGGGGATGACCAGGGCAACCTGACCAAAGCCCGCGCCCGCCAGGCTATCGCCGACGCGACCCTGAAGGAACTCCAGTATCGGCGTGAGATCCGCGACGTGATCGCGGTGGCCGAGCTGGAACCGTCGTTGATCACATGGATCGTGGGCATCCGATCCGCCGTGGAGAATCTGGCGGCGCGCCTGGTCGCGCTGATCGAGTCAAAGCATGGAATTGAAATCGACACCGCAGACGTTGACGATCTCGTCTGCACAGCCCTCGATGCCATCGCCGACTATCCCCGATTCTCTGAGGATGCTGCATGCAAGGCTGAGCCAGCATGCGCGCAAGCCTCGGCGGATGCCGACGCTGGAATGGCTGCCTAAGAACTTTCGGCTGCCATCTTCCGGCGCAGATCTGCCGGGGCCGTACAACCCGGACTATGTGCCGTACCTGTGGGGCGTGCTCGCCGCACTGGATGATCCGACCGTTCGCCTGGTGGTGACGCAGAAAGCCGCGCAGATCGGGTGGACCTTCGCGCTGATCGGGTGGCTGTGCAAGCGCATTCACACCGAGCCGAGCGCGATGATTGCCCTGTTCCCCAAGGACGGGGCGGCGCGCGAGTTTGCCGACGAGAAGCTGGTCCCGAGCATCAAGGCGACCCCGGCTGTGTCGCAGCTGGTGGACGTGAGTACGTCCCGAAAGGACGGGAATCGGGCGCTGTTCAAGCGATTTGCCGGGGGATTCCTGAAGCTTGCCGGGTCAAACTCGGTCAGCAACGTGAAATCGACGCCGGCACCGCTGGTGATCGTCGAGGAGCCCGACGACACGAAGGAGAACGTCAAGGACCAGGGCGACTCGCTGCGCCTGGTGCGCGAGCGCCTGAAGCGGTTTCGCACCGGCAAGATGGTCCTCGGCGGCACGCCCTCGGTGGCCGGGCTCAGCCGGGTCGAGGAATACATCTCGCTTTCCACGCAGCGGGTGCTCCCGATCGAGTGCCACGGATGCGGTGACACGCACGTCCTCGACTGGGAGAACGTCAGCTGGCTGGACAGCGACGACAGCACGCACCCGGTATTCGGCAAGGCGTTACCTGATACGGCCACCTATGCCTGCCCGCACTGCGGCGAGACGTGGGACGACTACCAGCGCCAGAGCAACGTGCTCGACACCGTGCGCAAGGCGCGCGACTCGGGCGACCAGTATTGCGGCTGGGTGCCGACCGCCGACATATCGGGTGGGGTGGAAGGGTTCAAGGAGCTCAACGAGCTGTACGTGTGCCTGCCGGGGACACGACTGGCTGACGTGGTGCGGGACTACCTCGAGGCCGAGCACCTCGCGGCGCAGGGTGATGAGACCGCGAAGATTGTCTTCGTGAACTCGAAGCTCGGCAGGCCGTATGAGTTCCAGGGCGAGCAGTCCACGGCGGAAGCGTTGCGCGAGGCGGCGCTCGAGTATCCCGAGTTGGTGTGCCCGCGGGAAGCGTTGATCGTCACGGTAGGGGTCGACGTGCAGCACGACCGCCTGGCGGTGATCATCCGGGCCTGGGGCAGGGGCGAGGAGTCGTGGTTGTTGTACTGGGGCGAGCTTCCCGCCGGCACAACGTGCGTCGACAAGAACGATGCGGTGTGGGCGGCGCTGGACAAGCTGGCGCTAGGGCCGATCCCGCACGAATCCGGCGGGTCGATCATGGCGTCTGCCGTGTCGATCGACGGCTCGGACGGGCAGACCTCGGATGCGGTCTACGAGTGGGTCCGGTCCCGCCAGCGCAAGCACCAGCGGGTCGCGATCATGGCGGTGAAGGGTTCATCGAGCCAGCAAGACCCGGAGATCTTCAGCCATCCGAAGGCGCGATCGGTAGACCACCGCCGCCCGGACAAGCAGACGAAGGCGGATCGCCGCGGGCTGAAGGTCTACCTCGTCGGCACGAACAAGGGCAAGGACTGGCTCGCCTCGCACATGAAGCTCTCGGGCATGGGGCCGGGTCGCTGGCACTTCTACGCCACGGTGCGGGCGGATTACTTCGACCAGATCACCGCCGAGGTGAAGGCGCCGCACCGCCAGATCCGCCACCGCAAGGTATGGCAGCTGCGCAGCGGCCGCAGGAATGAGGCGCTCGACGCCGAGGTCTATGCGCTGCACGCAGCTCGGGCCGCGCGGGTACACCTGCGCAAGCCCGGCGACTGGGACCTGCTCGAAAATCAGATCAATCAGAACGATCTGTTCCCCGGCGATGATCAGGCTGTTGACCAAACGGCCCCGATCGCGCCGCGGCGCAGGCCAACATCGGGGTATGTGAACCAATGGCGGAGTTGAACCTGCCGGCTGAAATACACGCCGGCGATACGCTGCAGTTCACAGACAGCGTGGCGGAGTATCCGGCTGGAGACGGCTGGGTGCTCACCTATAGTCTGGTGAACTCCACCACCCGATACACCATTTCGGGTTCTGGCTCCGACCATTCGTTCGATATCCCGATGGCGACCACGGCGGCGTGGACACCCGGAGACTATCAGTGGGTCGCGTTCGTCGTCAGCGGGTCGGAGCGATTCACGGTCGGCACGGGCCGCATCACCATCCGTCCGGATGTGCTGACGACGCCTGCCGATGGGCGCACGCATGCCGAGAAGGTGCTCACGGCGCTTGAGGCGCTGCTCGAAGGCCGCGCGGGCCGCGATCATATGGCGGTCACGATCAATGGCCGGGCGATCACCCGCATGCCGATCACGGACCTGATCAAGTGGCGTGATCAGTACCGCGCCGAGCTGCGGCGCATCCAGCAGGCCGAGCGCATCGCACGGGGCGAGGGCTTGAGCGCAAATCAAATCCGGGTGAGGTTCTGCTGATGGCGCTGCGCGATCTTTTCCGCCGCCGCCCGACCCAACCGGAGCCGCGCCGCCGGGTTGCCTCGCGCTCGTTCCAGGCAGCGAAGATAGACCGTCTGACGGCGGGGTGGACAACAGAAGTTGTCGGTGCTGACGACGTGGTGCATCGGAGCCTGGCGGTACTGCGCGCTCGCTCGCGCGAGCAGCACAGGAACAACGATTACGCGCGCCGGTTCATCTCCCTGCTGAAGACCAACGTGGTTGGCACAAGCGGAGTGGTCGTGCAGTCAACGCCGCCGGATCGGCGCGGCGGTGTCGACCAGCTGGCCGCCAATGCAATCGAGGCGGCATGGGCAGATTGGTGCCGCCGAGAAAATTGCGATGTGGCGCGCCGCATCGGCTTCACAGATATGCAGCGGCTGTTCATGGGCCAAATCGGCGTCGATGGCGAGTTTCTTGCGATCGAGCATACCCGGGGGCGGTGGGGGTACCAGCTGCAGCTGCTCGACCCGCAGCTGCTCGACGTGGAGCACAACACGCTGCTGCAAAATGGCAACCGCGTTCGCTTTTCGATCGAGTATGACCAGTTCGACGCGCCCATCGCCTACTACCTGGTGCGCAAGCCAAACGCCCTGGGATCTGATTACGCCTTCATGGGCAAGACCTATGAGCGGATCGATGCGGCGCGGGTGATACACGAGTTCCTGCCGGATATGGTCGGCCAGCGGCGCGGGCTTCCGGTGATGTCGACCGCGCTGATGCGCATGCAAATGCTAGGCGGGTACGAGGACGCGGCGATCACGGCGGCCAGGGTCGGCGCGTCCAAGATGGGATTTTTCACACCGCCCGAAGGCAGCTCGATCGAAGGCCCGACGGACTCGGATGGCGCGGTCATCACGGATGTCTCGCCGGGGACGTTTGAGCAGCTGCCGGAGGGCACGCAGTTCACGCCGTTCAATCCGGACTATCCGCATCAACAGTTTGACGCCTTCGTCAAGGCCTGCCTGCGCGGGATTTCGTCGGGCCTTGGCGTGTCATACAGCGCGCTGTCGAACGACCTGGAGGGCGTCAACTACTCATCGATCCGCGCCGGAGTCCTTGAGGACCGCGAGGCGTGGAAGGCGCTGCAGGACTGGATGGTCAGCGTGTTCGTGCGCCGGGTGTTCGAGCGGTGGGCGGCGCAGGCTTCGAAGATCGGGATTCCAATCCCCGGCACTGGCGCCTGGCTGCGCGACACCGACGTGGCCCGGTACCAGCAGGCCGACTACCAGCCGCGCCGGTGGGCGTGGGTTGACCCGCAAAAAGACACCACGGCAAACATCCTGGCGATCCAGAACGGGCTGAAGTCTCGCGCCGAGGTGATCCGTGAACAGGGGCGCGATCCGGAAACCGTGTGGCGCGAACTTGAGCAAGAGCGAACCCGGCTCGGCGGCCTGCTGTCGCCAAGCCCTATGGAGGCAGTAGACGATGAAGAGCCCTGATATCGCGCAAGTGCGCGAACAGAGATTCCGCCGAGACCTCGCCATCGACCGCGCTGCCGGTAGCGCGATTACCGATGATGATCGGACGGTCGAAGTGGCATTTTCCAGCGAAGAGCCGTACGAGCGGTACTTCGGTATAGAGATCCTCGACCACTCCCCGAGCGCCGTGCGGCTGGGCCGCTTGCAGAGCGGTGGTGCGGTCCTGGTTGACCACGACACGCGCGATCATGTCGGGGTTGTAGAGCTCGTGCGCGTGGACAGTGACCGGCGGGGCCGGGCGCTGCTGCGCTTCGGGCGAAGCGCACGCGCTGCAGAGATCCTGCAGGACGTGCGCGATGGCATCCGATCACTGGTGTCGGTCGGGTATCGCGTGCACGACATGGTCCTCGACCGCCGCGGGGCGAAGGGCGAGCCGGACTCGTATCGCGTCACCGACTGGGAACCTTTCGAAATCTCTCTCGTGTCTGTCCCTGCCGACCATTCGGTGGGCGTTGGGCGCAGTGACTCTCAATCCTCACGTAATCAGGAGTTCCAGATGGAAACCACTATTCACGAGCAGACTGCTGCTCCGGCCCCGGCGGTTGACGCTCGGGAAATCGAGAACAAGGCGCGCACGGCCGAGGTGGCACGCATCCGCGGCATCCAGTCGATCGGCGACCACTTCAAGCTCGGCGACAAGGCCTCCAAGGCCATTGAGGCGGGCACGTCGCTGGACGATTTCCGCGCGCTCACGATCGAGCATCTCGGACAGGCGGCCAAGCCGGTTGACACCGACATCGGCCTGACGGCCCGCGAAGTGAAGCAGTTCAGCTTCCTGCGTGCCATCCATGCGCTGGCAAACCCCACCGACCGCCGGGCCCAGGAGGCCGCGGCATTCGAGTATGAGTGCTCGCGCGCGGCGTCCGAGCAGATGGGCAAGTCGGCACGGGGCATGCTGGTGCCGAGCGACGTGCTCAAGCGCGACCTTTCGGTGGGCACCACCACGGCGGGCGGACACACCGTGGCAACCGATCTGCTGTCGGGGTCGTTCATTGATCTGCTGCGCAATCGCTCGTACATGATGCAGGTGGCCACCGTGCTGTCCGGCCTCAACGGCAACGTGGCAATTCCTCGCCAGACCTCCGGCGCGACGGCCTACTGGGTCGCAGAGGCGGGCGCGCCCACCGAGTCGCAACAGGCATTCGACCAGGTCACGCTGACTCCGAAGACGCTGGGCGGTTACACGGACTTCAGCCGCCGCCTGATGCTGCAGAGCTCGATCGATGTCGAGTCGATGGTTCGCCGCGATCTCGCCACGGTGCTGGCGCTGGAAATCGACCGCGCTGCGTTGCACGGCAGCGGATCCAGCAACCAGCCCACCGGCGTGGCGGCGACGTCGGGCATCGGCTCGGTCGCTGGCGGCACCAACGGCCTGGCGCCGGCGTGGTCGCATATCGTCGCCCTGGAGACGGAGGTCGCCATCGACAACGCCGATATCGGCGCGCTGATGTACGTCACCAACGCGAAGGTACGCGGCAAGCTCAAGACGGTTGAAAAGGCGTCGAGCACCGGACAGTTCGTGTGGGCGGACGGGGATACCCCGCTGAACGGCTATCGCTCGCTGACGACCAACCAGGTGAGCTCGACGCTGACAAAGGGCACGTCCAGCGGTGTGTGCTCGGCGATCTTCTTCGGCAACTGGTCGGACCTGCTTATCGGTATGTGGGGCGGCCTTGACCTGCTGGTCGACCCGTACACCGCCAGCACCACGGGCACCGTCCGCGTGACGGCGTTGCAGGATGTCGACGTGGCGGTTCGTCATCCGGAGTCCTTCGCGGCGATGCTCGACGCGCTGACCACCTGATGGTGATGTGCTGACTGTGCGTGGAGTCGGGGCGGCGATTGTCGCCCCGGTCTCCGTTTCTTCGCCTGGAGTGGTGCTCATGAAGATCAAGATTTTGCGCTCGACCGTCGCCGACGGTCAGCCTGTCGGCGCGGGCGATGAAGTCGAGGTGAGCGAATCGGCCGCTCGCGTCCTCATCAACCTGGGCAAGGCCGTACCGGCCAAGTCCAAGCCCGAGAAGGTCCGCAAGGATGTCGAGTGATTTCGCGACCGCGACCGCGGACATACTGGCGGCAATTGGCGACCTGGCGACCTATGTGCATACGGATGGGCGCTCGGTCTCGCTGTACTGCGTGGTAGACGACAGCGTCGAAGTGGTCGACGAATCCGGCCAGATCATCGAGCGCATTCGCGCTGCGACAATGGACAAGGCCGACCTGTCCGATACCCCGAAGATGGGCGACACCCTCACCGTGGGGACGCGCGTCTACGTGGTGCAACGACTGCTGTCCGACGATGGCTATGCCGTCCAGGTGTCGCTCTCGTGATCGAGATGACCCTGACGAACATCGACGAGATCCGCCGGGCGTTCGATCCCAAGCTGGTGAAGAAGGCGCTCGACCGCGCCATCAGCACCGCGGCCAACCGGGTGCGCACGCAGATCAGCGTGGACGTTCGCGCGCGGTACAACATCAAAGCCGGCGACGTTGGCAAGTCGGTCACGCTGCGCCCGATCAACCAGGACGGCGTGATCAACCGGCTGCTGGCGTATACCGGCGGGCGACTCTCGCTGCGGATGTTCGCCGCGGGCAGTGCGGCCCCGACCTACAGCAAGCGATCCGGGCGGCAACTGCCTGTCCGTGTGACGGTGCTGAAGGCGGAAGGGCGCAAGCAGGTGCAGGGCGGGTTCCTGGCGAAAGGCTTGAACCATGAAACCAGCACGCCATACCAGATATTTCAGCGCGAGGGCGACCCGCGTCGAATGACGAAGGGCAACTATGCCGGGCTGAAAAAGCAGCCCCTGCGCAAGCTAACCGGCCCCGCGATCCCGACGATGGTCAGCAACCCGAAGGTGATCACCGCCGCGGTTGATCGCGCCGGGGAAGTCATGGGAACCGAGTTCACCCGGCAAATGGAGTTGCTGATGTCCAACACGGGGGGCGCATGATCACCGACCTGATCGCGACCGTGCGCGCCTCGGCGGGGTCATTCGTGACCGTCGCGCTGGCCCAGAGCATGGAGCCGATAGACGACCTGCAGGCTGAAACGCCCGCGGCGTACTTCTACCTGGGCGGGGAATCCGCCAGTCAGTCGGACGCTGACGGCGCCATCGTGCAAGAGGTGACGCGCACGGTGAACGTGTTCGTGGTCGGCCTGCACGCCGACATGATGACCCTGCGCGCCGAGATTCGGCAGCTGATTCTCAATTACCAGCCCGACGCCTATCACACGCCGATGGAATTCGTCGGCGGGGATTCGGCATCGATCAAAGGCGAGTGGCAGTGGTGGCAGGACACCTACACCACCCGCACGCACTACCGCCAAACCTGACACCGGAGCCACCATGCCAAACCCATCACAGGGCGGGCGCTTTTACCTGATCGACGGCGAGCATGTGCCGGCCGAGGAGGTCGAGTTGCCGAGCGATCCCTACAAGTTGCGCGCCATTTGCGGCGCCATGTGGCCGGATGCGGCCGAATCCACCACCGATGTTGAGGAAGCTGCGCCATGACCATGTATTTCAAGAACGTCGCCCTACTGGCGAAGACCGAAGTCACCTACGGCACGGACCCGGTGCCGACCGGCACCGCGAACGCCATGCTGTCGAAGGCGGTTACCATTGCGCCGTACCTGGGCAACCGGGTCACGCGTGATCTCGACCGCTCCACATTCGGCGCGCAGTCGGAAATCAACACCGGACCGTATGTGACGGTGAGCTTCGGGATCGAGTATGCGGCATCCGGCACCGCGGGCACTGCCCCGAAATGGGGGCCGCTGCTGCTGGCGTGCGGCTTCTCCGAGACGGTATCGGCGGGCACGAGCGTGACCTATGCCACGGTGAGCACCGCGCTTAAGTCCTGCACGCTGTACTTCTACATGGACGGCCAGCAGCACAAGGTCATCGGGGCGCGCGGTAACGTCAGCTTCAACCTATCGCGTGGCCAGATCCCGACCATGAACTTCACGTTCACCGGGAAATACACCCGCCCGACCGCGGTCGCGAATCCCGCGCTGACGGTAACCGGCTTCCAGTCCCCGCTCGCGGTGACGAAAGCCAATACCCCGACCTTCACCCTGCACGGCTACGCCGCGTACTGCGAAGCGTTGACGCTGGACATGGGCAACAATATCGTCTACCGCAACCTGATCGGAGATGAGTCCATTCTGCTGACCGACCGCAACGCCCGCGGCAACGTGGTGATCGAGGCGCCGGCACTGGCATCGAAGGACTACTTCAGCGCCATGGAAGCGCATGCAGGTGTCACGCTGGGCGCGGTCAACTGCGTCCACGGCACAACGGCGGGCAACATCCTGACGCTAGCCGGCAGCTACGTGCAGCTGGGCAATGTCTCGATGAACAACTCGGACGGCGTATGCACCTACGCGATGGACACGGTATGGACGCCCAGCGCGGGCAATGACGAGGTGACGCTGGTCGCCACCTGACCGACTCCGCGGAGAGGGGGCCGGCCTGTTTAGCCGTGGGCCGGCCCCCGCCTATTTTCTAACGGCTCACTCCTTCAACGGCTAACTGCAACGGCGAGGTTCATATGGCATTGCTCAAGGGCAACGCGACTCAAGTTTCTGTGGATGTCACGGCTACGATCTCCCGCGACGGCGCGGATCAGGACGTAGCGTTTACCGTCTTCTACAAACTCCGCGCTCGGGATGAGCAACTTCGCCACGCCGAGCACATTGACGCGATAGATGTTGCGGCTGGTATCGAGCGGGCGTCTGCGAGGATCGAACGCGCGAAGGATCTCCTGCGCTCTCTGGTTCTCGGCTGGCACGGTCTCACTGGATCTGACGGCGAGGAGATCCAGTTCTCCCCCGAAGTGCTGGACGAAATGCTGGCGCTTGACGATTACTACGACGCCCTCATGGAAGGACTGCGCGATTCCTCGCTGCCGGGTGCCCGCCGAAAAAACTGATTGCGGCGGGGTGGCACTGGGCCAAGGCCGCGCCCGCCGACGATCCAATTGCCGATTACAGGCGCCAAGGGGTGGAGCTTCCGCCCGATGCGGTCGCGCACTTCAAGGCGCAGGCCGCGCGGCAGGACTTCATCGTCTGGCATGACAACTGGGAATCCCTCGAGCTGTTCTGCGCCTGCTCTACCCAGTGGCGCTACAAGGCGATGGGCGATGCGGCCGGGATCGACTACGCCGCGGTGCATGCCGTGATGCAGATGCGCGCCGTGGCCGACCAGGCGGCGGCGTTTGAAGACGTGCGACTCCTCGAGCATGGCGCCCTGGCGGCGATCCGCGGCAAATCACTGAGCGAGCTGATCAATGGCTGAGAAGAAGTTCACGACGTCACTGCTAATCGTCGGTGATGGGTCAGGCGCGCAGAAAGCCATCAAACTCACCGCCGAGCAGCTCGAAGACCTGCAGAAGAAGACCAAGGAAACGAACGTCGGCTTCAAGGAGTGGGAGGCCGGGATCGGCAAAGCCGCGATGGCCGCCACGAAGTGGGCCGCCGGTGCCACGCTGGCCGCGGGTGCCGTCGCCGCATCGATGGTCAAATCGGCCATCGATTCCGCCGAGGCCACCGGGATACTGGCGGGAAAGCTCGGCATCACCACCGAAGCCCTGTCCAAGCTCCAGTACGCCGCGAAGCTGTCGGACGTGTCGCAGGCATCGCTCGAAACGGGCATGAAGAAGCTCGCGCGCACGTTGACCGACGCGGCCAGCGGGTCCGCTGCCGCCACGAAGGCATTTGACGCCCTGGGGCTGTCTGCCGAGGAGATCATCAACCTCCCGGCCGATGAACAGCTCGGGCGGATCGCCGACGCGCTGAATGCCGTCGAGAATGCCTCGCAGCGCGCCGCCCTGGCGCAGAAGATCTTCGGCCGTGGTGGCGTCGACATGCTCCCGCTGCTGGCGGAAGGGCAAAAGGGCATCGCCGCGCTGAGCGCCGAAGCCGAGCGCATGGGCGTCGTCATCTCCGAGGACATGGCGAAGAAGTCGCAGCAGTTCAACGATAGCGTGGACCGGCTGAAGGCGGCGGTCTCGGGCATCGGGCTGGAGATGGCGGCCTTCGTCGTCGGCCCGCTGGCTGATTTTTCCGAGGGGCTGCTCGCCGCATTCAAAGGCCCGGCGCTCGGGGATCTCGACCGCATCGCCGACAAGCTGAAAGGGCTGCGCAACCAGCTGGACGGCATGGTTGCAGGTCGCATGGGCGGCACGAAACAGGCCGACGAACTGCGCGCCCAGATCAAGGCGCTCGAGGAGCTGCAGAAAGCCAGCCTGAATGTCGCGTTCGCCAACGTCGAATCCGGCAACTCGGCGAAGGTGCTCGCAAAAGAAAACCGCGACCTCGATACCGTCAACAAGGCGCTGTCGACCTCGACGGACAAGCTCACCACCTCGACCAAAGCCCTGACCGCCGCAGAGAAAGAGCGGCGCGAAGACGAGATGATGTCGATCTTCGCCAAAGCGGAATCCGACAAAGGGCTCTACGAAACCACGAAGGCCATCGAGTCGCAGACCACCGCCATCATCGTGCAGAAAGCCGAGGCCGACCCGTGGGCCGCGGCCATGACGGGCGCTGTGGAACGGATCGACGCGGCGTTCGCCGATGCGTGGCTCGAGGTCGGCGACGGATTCGACGGCCTGCTGGACGGCATGAAGGGCGCGCTCGAGCAATGGCTGGCCGAGATGGCGCACCTGCTCATCACCAAGCCCCTGATCGCCAACATCAGCGCAGGATTCTCGGGTGGCGCCACGGGCGGGGCTGGCGGTGTCGGCGGGCTGTTCTCCGCGGCAAAGACCGGCTATTCCTGGCTGACGGGTGCCGGTGGCACGGGCGTCGGCATCGGCACGTCCCTGGGCAATGTCTACGGCGGCCTCGAAGACGCGCTCGGCATGCTCGGCATCAAAACGCCGGGCGAGAGCTTCCGCTACGCGGGCGCGACCGGACTGGAATCGCTCGGCCGCGTTGGCTTGAACATCGGCGCCGGCATGGCGGGCAGCTACCTCACATCGAGTCTGTACGGCGGGCGCGAGTCTACCGGCTACGGTTCGATGGCGGGCGGTTTCGTCGGCTCGGCGTTTGGGCCGATGGGTACGTTCGTCGGTGCCGCGGTGGGCGAGGCCATAGACCGCGCGCTCGGGGGCTCGGACTTCACCGGCAAACGCGTGAAGCTCGGCATTGGCACCGGCTCGATGGTCAACGGGGGCGACTGGGAGAACAGCCGCACCCTGTCGTCCGGGCTTCGTGTCGGCAACCTCACGCGCCGTGCCGGGGATGCGGGGCTCAGCGACGAGCAGATCAATACCTACCTGTCCGCGTTCGACACACTTGACGCCACGCTGACCGGCATCGCGCGCAGCAGTGGCGCGAACGTCGACTTCAGCAAGATCGCCCTGGCGGGCATGCCGCAATCCTACGATGGCGGCACGTCGGGGCAGGCGTTCTTCGGCTCACTGGCCAAGGGCGAACTGCGCGACACGCTCACCAAAGCGCCCGACGAATTCGTCAGGCAGTGGCTCGTTGCCATCGATGCGGAGTTGTCCGACCGCGTGCGCGGGATCATGGGCGACACCGCCGGCAAGACGGCTGAGCAGCTGGTGGGCCTGTTCGGGTTCGCGGCTGACATCGACCGGCTGCTGTCCATCGATGTCCTGAAGGACACCGCCGCCGCGGCAGAATCCGCCACCCGCTCGATCTACACCCTGTACGGGGAAGCCACCGAGCAAGTCGTTACCCTGGCGCAGAGCTTCGACGGCACCGCGGACAGCATGTCCACGCTGACCGATGCGCTTGGCGTGCAGAAGACGATGGCGATGCAGCTGGCGCAGCAATACGCCGCGCTGAGCGATTCGGTAAATGCCACGTTCGGCGATGCGATTACCTCGATCACCGAGTCCCTGATGACCGAGGAGCAGCTGTACGCCTCGCGTCGGGAGCAGATCGCCAGCCTCACCGATCAGCTGGCGACTACGATGGACCCGGCGAAGATCGCCAGCCTCACCGCGCAGATCGACACGCTCGCCAAGGGCGCATGGTCGCTGCTGGATGATGGGCAGCAGCAATCGCTCGGGGCCGAGTTCGTCGCGTTCCTCGAGCAAGCGCGCGGACTGGCGCAGGGGCAGATCAGCGCCGGGCAGGCATCGCTCGGCTCGCGTGAGGCTGGGCTGACGGGGGCGGTTGACCTGGAGGTGATGAACAGCGCCGCCAACGTGCAAGCCACGGCAGCGAACACCATGCAGCAGGCGGTGAACCAGTTCTCCGCGTGGGTCGCCAACCTGCCCGCGAACATCCAGATCCGCCTCGACACGGCCGAGGTCAACGCATGACCCGGCCCACCTCGATCGCGACCGACACCGCCGTTGCGCTGACCCTCACCCGCCCGCTGTTCCTCATCCAGCTGGGGTTCAACATCCCGGTTCGGCTCAGCAACCGTGAACAGATCACCTATGCCTCGGTGATCTGGCAGGCGGGGTCGTTCCGGCTGCAGATGGGATCGGGCGGCTGGGCCGTGGAAGTGTTCAACGAGTCGCTGTTGTTGGGGCAGACCGTTCTCACTCAGGGCACCGCCGGCCGCACGGCGAAGGTCTACCAACTGTACGGCGAGGGGCCGTGGGCGGATGAAGACGGCGAGTGCCTGCTTGACGGCGAGATGGGCGAGGCGGTGATCAGTGGCACCTCGGTGACGATCGCGCTGAAACGCAAAGCCCCGCAGAAAACGCCCCGCCTGTATATCGGCCCGCCCGTGTTCAACCATGTGCCGCCATCGGGGACGCAGATCCGCACGGCGGCCGGCATCACCATCTTGGAGCGTGGCTAAGTGGCGATCTATCCCAGCATCGGGCGCAAGACGAAGATCGCACCCGTGAACCGGCGCACGACCATCGACCAGTCCGACGCCGGCACCATCCGCATCGCCGACACCGGGGCGGATGACATCTACGAGATCACCGTGGATCACCCGCTGCTCGACTCGACCGATCGCGCCACGTTCTGGGCGTTCTTCGACACCTATCGGCTGACGCAGAACGCCATCACGCCGGCCGGCTCGGGCGATACCTATAACGTGCACTTCAGTGGCGTACCCGAGGAAGTCATGGACACGCCGACCCGCTGGACGATCACCGCGAAGCTGATCGGGAACAAAGCGTGACACTGACCATTCCCGTTCTTCCACCGGGGTACACGGCCCCGGTCGCCAAGCCGCTGACCGACTACCGCGGCAAGGTGATGCCAAAGCCCGTGGTCTCGGCCGCGGCGCTCAACTCGCAGCGGTCCCTGTCGGAGCAGCGCGCCACGGTGGCGGCGGATGGCGCGGCGCTGCCTGTCGCCTATGGGCAGGTGCAGATCGGGGGGCGAGTGTTCGCGGTCGACAACACGTCGGGGACGTGGACTGTCGGCGTGGCGTTCTGCCTGGGCGAGATCGACAGCTACGTTGAATTGCTGATCAACGGCGAAGCGCCGAAGGCCGGGGTCACGGTCGCCTACTACACCGGCACCACGTCGCAGACGGCTGACTCGATGCTGGCCGCGAAGATCACCGGCTACGCCGACACGCTGGTCTATTCGACCCCGAATGGATCGATCGGGGTGGCGTATTGCGTGGTGCAGTGGACAAGCCAGTACGACAACTTCCCGAGCTTCGTGGCCGAGCTGAAGGGCAGGAAGGTCTGGAATCCCGCGACCGCGACCACGGTCTACAGCGTCAACCCCGCGCTGCATCTCGGGGATCTCCTGTGCTCGACCATCTACGGCGGCGGCTGGACGGTGGACGACACCGACCTCGAGACCGCGATGGATGCGTGCGACGAGGTGGTGACGAGCGAGGCGCGAAGGACGTGCGGCATCGTGCTGGACACGGTGCAGGAGACCGATCAATGGGCGGAGATCCTGCGGGCCTATGCAGCCTGCTGGATCGTGCGCCGCGGCGGGACGGTCCACCTGATACCGGACAAGGCTGCGGCCAGCGTGCAGACCTTCACCGCTGCGGACGTGATCGAGGGCACGCTGCGGATCACCAAGCAGGACAGCAGCAACCTGCCGACCGTGGTGCGGGTGAAGTACACCGACACCACCGGGACGGAATGGCGCGAGCGGGAAGCCATCGCCAAGCGGTCAGGAGTGGACGCGGGCACGGTGCCCTGGCGCGAGTCCATCGTGGCCATGCCGGGCGTCACACGCTACTCGCAAGCCTACCGGGAAGCTGTGGAGCGGCTGAACAAACTCACGCTGTCCGACCTGACCGTCGAGTGGGAAACCTTCGACGAGGGGCTGAAGCGCGAAGCCGGCGACGTGGTGACGATGACGCACTTTCTCGGCCTCGCGGCAAAGGCGCTGCGCCTGGTGGAAGATCCCGAGCAGGTCAGGCCGGGGCGGTGGCGCCTGCGCGCAACCGAGTACGATGCAGCGGCGTACAACAACAGCGTCGAGAACGCGCCATCGAGCGCCGATGGCAACCTGCCCGAGATGGGCTCGCCGGATGCCGTCACCGGGCTGACGTTGGCCGAGGACAACTTCCAGCTTCAGAACGGCGACTATGCCTCCCGCATCAAGGTGAGCTGGACGGCCAGCACTGACCCGTTCGTCACGTCCTACCAAGTGACGGTCAGCCGGGGCGGGACGGTGGTCTATTCTGCGGAGACCCGCGACACCTCGGCGACCACCTCGCCGGTTCAGGAATCGGTGCTGCACCAGGTCGACGTGCGCGCGCTGACGCCGCTGTATACCGGGGCCGCTGCGAGCTCCACGATCACGCTGGCAGGGAAAACGGCGGTGCCTGACGGCCCCACGTCGATCAGCGGCTACGAGGTCGCCAGCGAAGTGAGGCTGTTCTGGCCGGCGGATACCTCGGATTTCGACATCCGCCGCTACGAGATCCGCTACGGCACCACGGCGGGCAGCTGGGCGACGGCGGACGTGCTGGATCAGATCGACGCGCTGACGTACACCTCCAGAGCCATCCCTTCGGGGGCGTGGCGCTTCTACGTCAACTCGATCGACTCGGTGGGCCAATACGGCACCACGCCCGCGAGCACTGATATCGAGGTGACGCTGGACGACTCGGCCTACCTCGCCGCCTCGCTCAACTGCGCGACCGGCTCGACGACGCTGATGCACGCCAGCGACGAAAGCCGCACCGACGACATCACTACGTACTACTCGGACGGTGGCGATTCGTGGTCGTCGCTGTTCGGCGCGGCGGCCATGTCCACGTTCACCGATCCGCTGGCCTCCTACCAGACCGCCAGCGGCACGTCGATCTGGATGTCGGACGTGCTGGATGCCGGTGCGGCTACCACCGGGGACTGGCTGGGCGAGGTGGATTACACCGATCTCTCGGGCACGGCCTCGGCGCAGCTCGGGCTCAGCGCGGACAACGTGACTTACACCTGGGGCAACCTCTCTCAGCGCGGCACGGCGCGCTACGCGAAGATCCGGGTGCAGTCCACGGGGATATTCTCGATTGAGTCGCCCGGCCCGACGATCAGCCTGCGAGTGATTTCGCGTGAATCTGCCGGCACAGGAACAAGTTCCGCGTCGGGCGTCGTAACCGTGGACATCGGCATTGCCGCCAGTAATTTCAAGGGGCCGCCGATAGTGGTCCCCGACAGTGACACACAGTACACGGTGAGCACGTCAAACTTGGACACGTCGGGGGCAACAGCCACGTTTGACGTGAGTATTCGCACTATGGCTGGCAGCCGCGTAGCGGTGCCATTTCGTTGGGCAACGAGGACGGTATAGATCATGGCCTACGTGCCTTTCGTGGACAGCAAGCCGGTCGCCAGCGACAACGGCAACGATGTAATCGACGATGTGAGAGAAAACCTGCTCGCCATGCGCGATGCCGTGGTCGCCGGGGCTTTCGTCGGGTGGGATATGACGGTGACGGCCGGCACGGGCACGACCGAGCAGCCGCAATACATCTACCTGCACCGCAACGGCGCGAGCACCGAGCGCATCCGGGTGACCTACACCTGGGGCACGACCGGCGGGGCCGATGGCAACCCGACCGTGATGGTGTTCGCCTACACGCCCGACGATGACCCGCTCGGTTCTGCCGTGTGGTCGACGATGGGCACGCTTACGATGACATACAACAGCGACGGCACCGTCGCCTCGGGGGCATGGTCATGAGTCTTTTTCTGGCCGGGGTTCCCGGCAAACTCGCCAAACTGGTGACGCGACTGGCGCCGTCGGGGTACACCCAGACCCTGACCGATGCGCGGCTATCCAAGATCGATTATCTCGACGTGTCCGTGGACAGCCGCGCGCCGAAGTCCACGGCGCTGTCCTCGGCCATGTGGACGGACACGAAGGCGGGGTACTTGGATGCCGCGATCAGCAGCGCAAAGATCAAGCCGCAGGCCAACTTCATCCGCGATCTGGCGGTGACAACCTCGGTCGTCGCAGTCGGTGCGGGCAGGGCCGAGGGCATCGGATCACCCTACACGGCCGGGGCGCTGTCGGCGGGCGTGTACTCGCCGCTGCTGGATATTACGACGGCTGGCTATCTCTGGATGGTCGTGACCTACCGCGAATCGAGCTTCAGCAGCGCCACGCTATCCACCCGCATCACCATTGACGGCGATGTGTGGGACGTGGTGACGGACACTGGCGGTTCGACCGCGCTTACCGGGCACGTCGCTCACGGCGTCATGTCGGGCACCGATGCCGCGCCGGTACTGGTGCCGATGATGGTGCGATTCTCCGCCTCCCTGAAGGTCGAGATTGCCAGCAGCGTCGGGCAGACCTCGAGCAAGGCCACCGCCCGCATCCTCTACTCACTGGATACCTGATCATGGCTGGATACTGGGAAGATGTGATTCATCAGGGCGTGGTAGTCGGTCGCCGCTGGGCGGGCGAGACGCCGGAGTCGGCGCCGGTTCGCCGGATCTCCCGCTTGGCTTTCCGCAACCGCTTCACCGACGCCGAAAAGCTCGCGCTCTACACGGCGGCGGAATCGAGCGTGCAGCTCCGGGTGTATCTGGATGATCTGGCGGCGGCGGAGTTTGTCGATCTGGATTTCCCCGCGACCGTGGCAGGGGTCCAGGCACTAGAGGTGGCCGGGATCATCGGGGCGGGGCGGGCGGCTGAGGTACTTTCGTAATATACAGTGGTTTTAGGGGCCGGGTTCGCCCCGAAACGTAGTAGGAAAATGGCCCGCCAGCCCGCTTTGCTCCTACATCCGGCCCTGAATTGTGATTCCTGTTGTCGCGGGTTCGATCCCCGTCGGCCACCCCATTTAATCAACAGCTTAGGCCACAGCCGTTTCGTAAATCCTCTTTTTCGGTGCGCAGTTGGGTAATCTCAGCGGCGGCACAGCACAGCTCGCAGCCGCGCCATTCGCAAAAACAGGACTCGCGCAGTTGTTTTACAATGTCCATCACTCACCTCCCGCCATCACTCACCTCCCGCCATCACTCCCCCTTCGCCGCGAGGGCAGCGTCAACCTTCACTTTCAACCCATCGACAACTTTGTCCAGATCCTCCATCTGTTCGAACACAGGTATTTCATCGTTCATAACCCCCTGATAGTCAGGGTCTATATTGTGTACGTTGGCATAGCGGACGGCGCGATATCGCTCCGCATCCCGCTTGTACTCCGCAAGCTCGTCCTGCTGGCGCTTGATTGTCAGTCCCTGCGCCGTGTACATCTGCTGCAGCGCCGCAAGCTCGTCGCGCAGGCGTTCGAGCTCGACTTCTAGGGCTGAGACATATCCCAGAACAGCAATGCGCTTGCCTTTATAATCATGCTCCGCCGGATTGCTCTCACATGCAGCACGCTCCATCGCGTTGAGCAAGTACCCGAATTGGGCTGTCATTTCGTTTCCTCCAGCGCCGCGAGCAGGGCGTCAGCCGTATCGACCGAGTACCGTGCTATGTCCTCATCTCGGGGTACAGGCCCGCCGACCACGCCGACGCTGGCTAGGTAACCCTGCATCGCCATCGCGGCGAACAGTTCGCGCTTGGTGAGTCCCGGTATATAGTCGCCATCACTGACTGGCCCCATTGAAATTGGGAATGCCGATTCGTTTGCGTTGCTCATAACTTTTCCTCCTTCTCGTACAGGCGCAGGGGGGCCTCTCTGTCAGGTAGTGGCACGGTTTTTCCAGCTAGTTCATGCGTGCAGTCCGTTAAAAACTGAATGTCGCCATTTCGTATAAAGCTATGGCATCGCATCTTTTGAAACATCACACCTTCTTCCCACTGGACTAAGATCGACGGCTCTATGGTTGGTTTTTCGTAGTCTCCGTTGAATCGCCAACTAGTATTTATGTTGTGGATTTCACGACAGCCGGGACAATAAAACGTGTATCCAACCAACTCCCCTTGTGCGTTGCGAAAGTGCTTGATTTTCATTTTTCCTCCCGCACGGTGTCGGTTGACCCGCAACTTTTACAAATCAAATCGTCCGCACCAACAGGCCATACGCCCATCCATTTATACCCGCAAGCCAAGCACTCGCACATCCCGTGACACCAGTAAGGTGTTATGTCCATCATGCTTCCTCGCCCTTGCGGGCTGCTGCGATTTTTCTTGCTCTCGCGACGACCTCGCATATCTCGCAATATTTTCCATCTTCCGCATGCCGTCCCAGATATACCAGCAAGTTGCACACGCAAATAAGCTCGGCGCGCAGGC